AGCATGACGTTGTCGAATTCCAGGCCAACGACGTCCCAATTCTTGGTCAGAACGGAGGCTTGGAAGATCTTCGCCATCTCTCCTGGGCGGCCGATCATGTCGGCGGCGCTCATGGCCTTCAAATCCGTTCTCCACTTGCTCACCAGGGCCAGTTTCCCGTTCCAATCCCTCAAGGTCAGTTCCGGCATCTCCACGCCGAGCATCTTGTGGATCGCGTTGGAGGCAAATTCCGTCCTGGCCTGGCCTTCGTCGGCGTACAGCTTGACGTAATATCGCTGCTTGTCCGGGGCCTCATAGAGCCCGCCGGGATTCGACCCTTTCTGTCCCTCGACCTTTTTCCAAAGAGCAGTATCGTCAGCCGATGTAACTGCTTTCTTTTCCTTTTTAACCGTGCTGCGGATTCGCCTGGCGACCTTTCCCGCCTCTTTGTCCTTCGCCTCGATCTCCTTGATCAGGGCCTGGGCGATGTCGTCTGGAAGCCGCGCCAGGGACCCTTCCAAGATGCTGTATTTCGCCTGGGTAGCCGTTCCGACGTTGTATCCCCATCCTTTGTCGATCCCGATCGGCTCTCCCGTCTTCGGGTCGATGGGGGAGGGAGGAGCTTCCCCATTTCCGCCTGCTTTCGCCCGTTCGAAATCCTCTTTTGTCGCCGCGAAGATCTTGCACTTGCAACCCCAGCCGTTCGGTACGTAATGCGTCTTCCACCAGGGATCGTCGGCCGGAAGGGTGATCCCATTCCATGCCAGATGATGGGGCCTGGGAACCCGGCTGTCGCCGTGGCGATAGGTCAGATAGCCGTAAAACTTCTGCACCTCTGGATCCTGAAGCTGCTGCCACCGCCCGGCGGCATAAGACGTCCGGATATTCGTGGAGTAGATGACCTCGCTTCGCCAGTTCCGCCCGCCCTTGTACGACCAGCCGTGTTTGGAGATAATGTTGTCGAAATCCTTGCGGAATTCTTCCAGGGTGACCCCCTGGCTGATCGCCTTGTCCACGGCGGCCCTAAAGTCGGACAGAAGATCTGCCTTATAGGCTCCCGCGATCATGAACCCCTTTGCGTGCTGGTCTTTCCAGAGATCCGTCCACTTTTGCGTCGGGATGTTCAGCTTGTTGCGAAAGAACGATTCCTGCTCTACAAAGGGCAGATTAAAAACGGTTTCGATGGCCATTTAGACCCCCGTTTCATCACTGACTTCGGACATCCCTGCCATTTCCGCCACGGCCATCGCCCGTGCGATCAGCACGCCGAGATCTTCCGGGTCCATTTCTCCCCAAAGATCGATGATCCGATCACGCAGATCCGCGAGGTCCCGAACATTCGGGTTGTCGATGAGGCGGCGGACCTGGTGCATGAAATGGGCATCTGTAATGACACCAGCCTCGTCCGCCAACCGGTTACTGATCAGGTCCGCATCGTCAATTTCGCCTTCTAAGGCGTCTTCTCCCGTTTTGGCTATGATGACCCTCATCCCAGGGAGTTCGCTCGACACGGGCTTGTTTTTGGCCGCCAGCGGGGCCTTTTTGCCTGGCGGTTCGGGTCTGACATCGCCGAGAGGTGTCTCCCCGGACTTCGGCAGGGGAATCTTGAACCGGTCGGAAACGTGTTCGGCAGACATGGGCTGCCCCATTTCGCGGAGATTCTTGTAAACGGTGCTCAACGTTTCCAGATCCTCGGGCGGCTCGAACATCAGCTTGAACCAGGGCAGAGGCTTGTCCCACCCGAAGTTATAGCCCACCAGTGGGCGCACGATCTGAAAACGGACTGCCTTTTCAATGGCCTGGCAGTCGGCTTTCGTCAGATCCCTGCGCACCCGGTCCTGGGCGTCTTCATTTCCCAACTTGCCGGGCGTCCCTTCCGTCGTTGCCGTCTGGCCGAGAATGGCCTTCGACATCTGCCGGTCGCAGAAGTTGGACAGGGCCTCGTAGATATTCTCCGTCCCGGAGTTCTTCATGGCCTGGACAAACTCGATCTCGGTGCTCTTGGATATGATCCCGGCGGCATCAGAGCCCAATGACTGGATTGCCGACACCAGGGCGTCCTTGTCTTCCTTGCTTGCACCAGGGTCATATTTTCCGAGGCGCAGCGGCATTCCGAAGACCTCGGAGAATGCCACCCAATCTTTCAAAGAGTAGTTTTTGAACAGGTACATCCAGGCGCAAACCCTCAAGACGCCAGCACGGGTGTCATAGCCGGATCTGGCCTTGTACCGATGGTAAACCAGCTTGAAGGGCGGCATGATCTCGCCATAAACCGGCTCTGCTTCGGTTACGACGCGGGGGACCTCAAAGCTCTTGGCCCACATGTCGCCGCCCCGGTCATAAAACACGGCCTTCTTGGGATGAATCCACGGCAGGCCGCCAATGACGGCCTTGCCGCCGTCAATTGTCCAGAGAATCTCGCAGAGGGAATAGCCCTTTCCGATGGCATCGAGGAGATCCAGCAGGACATCGTCAAAACTGTCGAGGTTAAAAATGCAATCGGAGACAAAATCCCGAATCTTCTTGTCCTCGGCAGATTCCGACCAGGCCGTCAAATCGTAATCCAGTCCCAGGACCGCGTTTTTCCGCGTCTGAAGCTCCGAAAAGAGATGGGTGTCTTTCTCCTCCATCTCCTCGAACAGTTCGGCCTGCCGGTAAACGTCGCCGCCATCGGCCTCCTTGAAAATGTCGGCCAGCCGCTGAGGAGTCAGCCCCTGGCTCGGATAGGACGACCAGCGATCCCGAATCGTCGTCACGGCGATCTCACGGGTCTCCGGTTGTTTCAGAACTTGAATTTCCCTGCCGAATTGATCGTATAGAATTGCCATTACCAGGCTCCCTGCTGCGCAGCGAAGCGCCGTTTGTTGACAGTTTCGTATTCAACGGGACCGGTTTCACCTTCCGTGGTCGCAAACCAGGCCAACGCGCCGGCAACGCCTGAATCTCCGTGCCGCTGCTTGTTATCCTTGCCTTTCATCTTCGCTTCGGGAAGTTTCGCCACTCCGCGAACGACCTTGAAGGCACGGTGATCCTCAATAATATCGGCGTCCTTTGGGAGCAGGATGGAACGATCCTCGAAGGCCGATTTGTATTTCGGCATGTGTTCCCGGTACCAGGTCTCGCTCAACATGACCTGGGCGATCCGGGACGCTCCGTATTTCTGCATGGCCACTTCCGCCAGATATTGACCGTTTCCCCGTGCGTCGAGAGCGCCATAGCGGAACCTGGGAAGCCGGTCTACGATGTAAAACAGCACCTGCTCCTGCTGCTTGAAGGGGATATTTCGGAGTTCCACGATAAATGGAGCGCGGAATGTGGCGGATTGTTGCTCGCAAAGAAGCGTGATTACCGTCAAGTCGCCAGTCCGACCGAAGTCCTCCCCGAAATAGGAGGCACGCTTGGCATCCAGTTTTATCAACAAGGGCTTCAGGATCTCATCACACCAATCCTTCACTTCCGCGTAGCGGATGTGATCGGCGACCTCGGCAAACGCTTTCGATTGCTCATACCGGATGACGGGGATCTCCTCGGAGAGGCAGGTCTCAATCAGCGCACGGGTCAAGAAGGTACCGGTACCCTGGCTCGGGATGCAGAAAAGCTCCTCATCGGCGTCCTCGCCATAGGAATCGATGATGGACTGCCGCCAGGCCGCCTCTGCCTCTGCCGTCCATTCCCGCCCCAGGACCTCGCAGATCCGCCGGTAAAGGCCATCCTGCAGGGCGTCGTCAAAGTCCACCCTGTGGAGGCTGTAGGGCTTCTTCCCGGCACGGATATCCTGGATCACGGAATTGAATTCGTTCGTGTCGCCAAAATGCGTGCTGATGACCCGGACCTGGCCGCCCCACATCAGGAGGGCCAGCGCCGCCTTGAGCAGCCCGGCCAAATCGTCATGGAATGCCGCTTCATCGATAACCACACGCCCCTGCTTGCCGCGCAGGTTCGTCGGGCGGCTGGACAGCGCCGTGATCCTCCAGCCCGATTCGAGGGTGATCTTGTAGGCGAGGATCTTCTTTTCCTGGACGACGCCAGCCACCTCTTCCTCATCGATCTCCTCGTATTCCTCCATCGTAGACGCTGCCAGGTTGTAGGCCCGCGCCCAATTAGCGCAGTCATTGATGAATTCGAGGGCCATGTCCTTCGTGTAGCCGATGTACCAGACGTTCCTTTTCTCGCCGCTGCCGACCTCCGAAGCGTAAAGGGTATCGTCAGCCGCCTCGGCCCAGGAAATACCGACACGGCGCGATTTTTCGATGAATTTGACCGCAGATTTATCGGCGACCCAGCGGGTCTGATAGGGCAATAAGATGCCCGTGGCGGGTCTCGCCTGGTCAAAATCATTCTGGAGGTTCACTTCTGTCATACGATCCCCAAAATCTTCTTCCGGATCTCCTCGGCGGTCTTTTCGGAAAGCCCGCCCTGCTTGGCGACCTTGACGACCTCTTCAGCCGCGTCCTTCGCTTTGCTCCTGGCCTGCGACATCCATTTTTTCTGATCCACGCTGGCTTTGCTCAATTTGGCCACCATGATCCCCATTTTCGGGAAGATCTTGGCGAAGGCCACCGGGTCTTCGGTCTGAAGGTTGACCAGGACGTCGAATGCCTTTTCCTGCACCAGGCTGATCAGGGCGTCGCTCATGACGCCTTCGTTGTCTCCGACCGCCTCTGAAACGGCTCGCGCCTGTTCCGAGGCAATCTTGATCGCCGCCAGGCGATCCTCAAAGGCTTGTCCGTAACGGTGTATTGCCGCATGGGATATCTCAAACCCCTGATCCCGAAGCCATTCGGACAACGCTCTGTAATCAGAGAAACTTCCGTTGATCAGGCGCTTGTCCAATTCACGCTTTACGGCGTCGGGCAGTTTCGTGATCTTCGATCTCGAAGGCATATCACCACCATTTCTTGGGACGGGCGATTCCAGGGCGGCAATCGACGGTATATTCAACGATGTCGATCCCGTGATTGTTGATCTTGGCTCGCCACACAGGGCTGTCCCGATGGGTGACCGCGATCAGTTCGCGTTCCTCCAGGTAATCGAGTTCCCGGCGGATGTCGTTCAGCGTCACATCAAGGATGACGGGCTCGATGGCATTGCGGATCATGACCTCCGACGTTCCGCTCGGCTGGGCTGCATGCAGCGTTCTCAAGATCAGCCAGCGCATCTCAAATCGCCTGGCATTTTCCATGTCGATGGGAAGAGGTTCCTTCATTACAATCTCTCCTTCAGTCTTTCGATGGAGTCATGGACGCGGTCCAGCTTGGCATTGATGACAACCTCAAACCGCACAAAATCCTCTTTCCTGACGTAGGAGAGAGGAAGGTCGGCTTTCATTTCCAGGACGTCCTTTTCCAGCTTGGAGATGTCCTTTCCCCAGCCTTCGAGGCGGCTGTTGATGTCGTCGCAATGGGCCTTGAACATGGTCCGCAATACCGATACGATCAGCACGCTCCAGGCCGCGATTAGACCGGGCAGGAAAATGAAAAGTTGCCAATTTTCACCCAAGAGACCTGTCCCTCCTTTCTTTTTTTTCTTGACAACCGATGCACCGGACGGCATTGGGCATGGCCTTCAGGCGCGCCGTTTCAATTTTCTCTCCGCAATCGCAGCAGGCTTTGTGGCGTGGCAGGGTCCCTCTCCCGCCGGATGAAGGCCCTGCCTTGCCGCTCTTCGCTGTCATCGCGGTATTCTGCCTACCGGCATAATGCGCTTTCAGCGCCGACTGCCGGAATAGTTCGTCATTCTGTTGGGCGACATCGATCTCGTCCATTCACCACCTGTATGAAATGCCGACCATCGCTTTGGCGTCCCCGCTTGTGTTCGCTTCCCCGTAAACGCCGAGATGGACGTTCCCAATCCTCAAGAAATCCCATCTCCCGTAAATGTCGGCCTCCATTCCGTTCTTTATCGTTGCTCCGTAGCGCACCCCAATTTCCTTCTTGTTTTCAAAGTCGATGAAGGGAACCGGCTGCTGCTTCGCAATGAGCTTTGATTCTCCGGTCTTCGTGTCCAGCACGGCGACAACGTTCGTTTTCCCTTCATATGGCGTCACTTCACCGGTCGTGATGACCTGCTTGTTCTCGTCTTTGGCCACCTCGTCGGGCAGTTTCAGTTTCTCCACAACCACTTCTTTTTCGATGGTGACCACTTCCTTGACCGGGACCTTGACCGTCTTGATTTTTGTCACCGTTTTTATTTCTGGAACCTTGACGGATTCCGTCCTCGAAATAACCGCCGGGTACTGGTCCCGATACCAGGCGACTACGGCAGCAGCTAAGGCCAGCGCCGCCAGGATGATCGCAATGATGGTCGTTCGTTTCATCGTTCATACTTCCGACCCGCTTTACGGATCTTGTAGGGATATTCGATATTGACCCGGCACATATCGAGCAGCCCGGTTTTCATCTTGATCACCTTTCTGCTGCAGGCTCCCTCGACCTTCTGATAATCGCAGGATCCTGCTTTCCTGATCTCCCGGTTCATGCGCTCCAGGCCCCCGTTATAGGACCGGTAGGCGTAATGCCAGTCCCGGCAGTCGACGTTTCGGTAAAGCCACCGGTCGTAGAGGATCAGCGCTCGGATCGACCATCGCGGATCGTAGGGCATCGGCTTCAAGGAGACGTCCCGGAGGGCCTTCTCCTTGCCCTGGATCCAGGTTGCCGTGTCCGGCATGAACTGTCCAAGACCCATGCCGCCGTCGAATGCCGTGATACCGGTGTCGCACCGGCTTTCCACCTCGATCTGGCCCATGAAGTCGCTCGCGGGAGCGTCCATGCCTACGTGATAGCGGGCTTCCCGAACCACCTGGGGCCAGTATTTCAAACAGCGGTTCCTGGCATCACAAACCGAGGGTGAAGGCCAGGATAAGAGCAGCGTAAAGCAAGCCGCGAAACACCATGACGCTCCGTTTTTCATCGCCGGACATCGCCTCCGTCGCCCCGTAAACGGGCTTAAAGAATGCAGCCCAGACGAGTTCGGCAGTGGAAAC